GGAGGTGCTCCGTCGGTGCCGTCTGGCGTTCGGCGTTCACCCCAGGGGGCTTGAATACTTCAGGGGACCTGAAGACGAATTCATGAAGATAATTTACGAGTGCAAGAACTTTACTGCAAGGCCACCGCCATTACCCGTGAATTATGGTGAAACCGCGGTAGAACGGTACTTGCACGGTCTGAATACCGAGCTACAAGATGACCTTTACGCACCTCTTTGTGTGTTAGAAGAGCTATACGAATGGTATTGCAAGTTCAACAAAATCACTGTTATTGATTTCAGGACAAATTGCCCTTTGCCTATAATCCGTTTAGAAGGCTCTTTGACATGGACGCCTATTAATAATGAGTCTCGTCTCTTCTTCGAAAATCCAGAAGTGGTTCTAGGTGTGAATGTTTATTCATACTCTCCGAGTAAGAAATCCCAATTGAAAGCATAATGTACGTCGCACCGGTAAAGTGTTCTCTCAACAACTGTGAGCGATCCCAGTCCCTCTATGGAGTTTGTGAAGTTCACAGGGAACTTTGGCTCAATGCGTACCCACATTTGCGCGAGACTGAAGTCCCCTAAAAATCCTCTCCCCCATTAATAGAACGCGATGACCTCTCTCGTCTCGGCCAGTCAGGTCGTCACGGGGCAGGTGCAGAGCCTCGACAGCGTCAGAGCGCACGCCCTTCCTTCAGACGCCATGATCTTCGCGAGCGGGACAAAGGTCCAGCCGGCGAATCAGAACTTGGGGTCTTATGGCCTGGTCGAGTCCGCGAACGCCTTGACTCTTACGACCACTGGAAGCGTCCCTGTAGTCACACAGTCGCCTTTCGCGGACCTATACAAAGAGGGTTCTTTGTCTTTCAGCGGGACGACCGGCAACTACGTGAGCGCCACGGCCACCGGGCTCAGTACTACTCAATGGAACACGACGGGGATGACGGTCGAGGCGTGGGTCAATTACACGACTTTCGCGGGGGCGGCATCTCAGTCGGGATCCAGTAATCAACCCAATCTTCTGGGATTCGGAGGTTTCTCGTGGCAATTCGGGTCTAATATTTCCGGCAACGCATCATTCTACTACTGGACAAACGGCACCACCCCCGTGACGTACATGGCAACCACGCCTCTGAGCACCAACACGTGGAACCACATAACCTTCACATGCACGAGTTCAGGGACGGGATATATGTTCATCAACGGCGTTCAGTCTCAGATTTTGACGAATACAAACGGAACAATATCAGGTCCCGCGTCTACAGTGAGCATAACTGGCACGCCCACGTTATCGGGCTCTACTTTGTACCTGAATCAAAATATAGGAGGCACGGCGGGTGTATCTGGATACGTAGCAGACGTGCGCGTGGTCACGGGCGCTGCTCTGTACACTTCAGGTTTCACCGTCCCTTCCGCACCTCTTTCAACGTCCGCAACTGGCGTCACGCAGGCCCTCATAAGAGCAGGCCAGAACAGCCCCACGATCCAGTCGGGCGCCTTGACGTTCGACCGAGGGCTCAAGCAATTCATGAATTTTGGCGCGCAAAATTTTAACATAGCGACGCGCGGGTTCACGGCTGTGTTCCGGTACACATGGAATGGGACGGCGACCTTTTACGAGCGCATCTTCCAGGCTTCTCAGACCAAAACGGATCAGAACAATTCCATTTATATTGCACGTAATGCCAGTTCCGCTCAGTTGGTCGGGCAATTCCTATCCGGTGGATCCTTCCTATCAGCGGCTACGACTGGCACACTGTCACAGGGCGTTCAATACACGGTCGCATTTGTGTACAACCCGAATGTCGGTGGAGGAACGGCGCAATTCTGGGTGAATGGCGCGCCCTCGGGTTCTGCGGCGACTGGAATCACACCCCCGGATCTGGCCGCCGCCTTCACGTTCGTCGGGTGTGATTACTCGGGCGGGACTATTTCATCCGTTCCACCCACGAACGCCTCCATGAACACTTTTGCCGTCTACAACCGCGCCCTGTCCAACGTGGAGATCCTGAACGCCTACAGCGCCCTGACCACCTCTACAGTGAACGCCCCCATCGAGATCGGCGACTCGAACGGCACTCCGGCACTGAGCATCGCGGGCGACGGCCGCGTGAACGTGACGAAGCTCGGCCAGACCTCGAACGTGCTCCCTTGGCCGCCCGCGGCGATGACGGGGTACGTGACCTCTTTGAATGGTGGGACGTACTTGGCGAGCTCATCAGCCGATTCTGTCACCTATAATTTCACATATTCCGCATTCGACAAAAGCAATTCAACCTATTGGTCTCCACTAAACGGAACGTATACAGGTGCTGTACCTTACTCCGGTACAGTGACGACGACAGACGTGAACGGAACCCAGTATCGTGGTGAATGGCTCCAACTTCAACTCCCATCTCAGATTTATCAGAGCTACTATACTATTTACGCTGCTTCATATAATAACACACCAACGGCTTGGGCCATTCTCGGAAGCAATGACGGTGTCAACTGGTTCCTTGTCGACACGCGCACCGGTGTTTCATGGGCCTCGGCGCCTACAACACAAACTTTCACACTTTCCACGCCATCAACAAAGTCATATAGCTACTTCCGCATGGTCGTCAACGTGTCCGGAACTATCGCCCAAGGTGTGGGCGTTTATTCCGTAGTCTATGAACTCATATACTACGGCACCGCCGACACCGCCCAGACCCTGACCGTGTCCCAGCCAGTCACGTTGAGCTACGGCGCGCAGACCGCGTCTCTCACGGGCATCTCTGGAGACAAGTACGTTCCGCAGGACTTTTCTTCGTCTGGACTCAATATTCCGGCCTATGTGGTCTCGAACACGGCCACGGTCGCCAACACGGTTCAGTACTCGAGCTTCGGGCCGTTTGCGGGGGAGGGGTCGTTTCAGTTTCCGGGCGGGAGCGCGACGGGCATACTCTTCCCGCCGTCCGTGACCCAGGTCAACCCATTCACGGGCGGCATCCCAGACTTTACATTCGAGTGCTGGATTTATCAGACGGTCGCCACGGGAACTACGGGTACAGGGTCTGGAATCATCGTCAACCGTGGGACGATCACAGGGTACCAGGACTGGGTTATCACGACATACAACAGCTCGGGGACTAACATCCTACTTTTCAACATGTTTCAGACGGGCGGAGGGAACACGGCCGCTTTTGGACCTACAATCCCTCTGAATCAGTGGGTCCATATCGCCGTGACGCTCAGGTCGGGTGCCGGTACTGCATTCGTCAACGGCGTCGCCGGAACCCCCACGGGCTCTATAGGTTCCATGAGGTACGCATCCACTTCCTCGACCATCATAGGCAACGGTGCTCAACCGTTCAACGGCTACATCGCCTCGGCCCGCATCGTCTCCGGCCTCTCCCTCTACACCGGAAATTTCACGCCTTCAACTCAACCTCTGACCGCGATCCAAGGCGTCACACAGTCTGGCCAGCCTTACGGAACCGTCCTGCTCCTACGAAACGCGCCCGCGCCCGGCCGAGTTCTGACGAGCAAATTTGCGGGGAGCAACTCTACGAGTGTGCTCCCCTTCCCGCCCGCGGCCATGACCACATACGCAACTACATTGAACGCGGGGTACGGGCAGGGTGTGTACGTGGCGAGTGCGTCGAGTGAGTTTGATACCACTACCAATGCCGTCTGGCGCGTTTTTGACAAATCGACATCTGGTTACTCTAGTGGGTTCAATACGTATGTTTCTGGTGCCCAGGGTGGGTACTTCACAACATCTGACATCAATGGAACAGTTTATCAGGGAGACTGGGTACAGATTCAGATGCCCACGTCAATTGTACTTTCTAATTACTCAATTGCCGGTGTTTCAACCGGATACTTGCCCAACAAGTTCTGGATTCTTGGGTCACGTGACGGGACCAACTGGAACCTCGTTGATTCACGTACGGGTGTAACAAACTGGCCGAGTAGTGCAGGATATCTGAATTTCAATACGTCCGCATCGGCGGCGTTCACATATTTCAGGATTGCGATGTTTTCAGTACAGAACTCTGGTGCCTATGCTCAGTTGGGTGAACTCGTCTTCAACGGCACCATCGAGGGCCCGTCTATCTCGGCGGACGGCCGGCTCGGCGTGGGCGTGTCGAATCCGGTGCAGGCCCTGGAGGTTGCTGGGAGCGCCGTGGTCGCGGGTACATTGAGCGCGGGGAATCCGTTGATGTTTAGGAACCGGATTATTAATGGGGACATGGCGATCGCGCAGAGGGGTACGAGTACCGCGCTCGTGAATCAGACGTTGGGTTACTCGACCGACAGGTTCTTCGCGTACTACTCATTCACGGGCGGAGCGCTCACAACGTATCAAAACACTCTGAGCGTTACGGACGCGCCCTACCAGCAAGGACTTTTGTACTCTACGAACGTCACGTGTACTTCGACGCTTTCGGGAACGGCCGGTGGCGCCTATCTCTCCGGTCAGGTCGTGGAAGGCTTCAACGCCCGAGACTTTGGGTGGGGCACCTCGTTCGGAAGTCCTGTAACCATGTCCTTCTGGTTCAAGTCGGGGTCAACAGGGTACACGTCCGCATCCATTCGCAACAAATCAACTTATAATTATTCTTTTACATCTCCACAATTGACGTACTCTACAGCGGGTGTCTGGCAGTACTATACGGTCACGATTCCCCCACCGCCATCGGGGTCCGCGTGGGGTTCTGGAACTGCGAGCTTCGCCGAAGTGATTATCAACGGGTTCCAATCCGGTGTGTCGGCAACGGGATGGAACAACTCGGCATCTATGGGATATTCCGGAATGATTGCCCCTTTCACGGCGGGTAACTATGTAGCATACACAGGCGTCCAGCTCGAGAAGGGTTCCGTGGCCACGCCGTTCGAGGTTCGCCCCTACGGGATAGAACTATCCCTCTGTCAGAGGTACTATGAGCAGTCCTATGAGATCGGTACGGCTCCTGGGACAAATACAGTAATTGGGTGCCCCTTCTTTTCAGGCAGTACGGACTTTAATAAGTTTATGTGGGCCACTGTAAGATACGCGGTTCCAAAAAGATCAAACGTGGCCCCGACCGTTTATTTGTCCTCGGGTACGAGCGGTCAATGGACTTACGAAACAAGCGCAGGAGTCGTTAACGCAGCTCCCACCTTTTACAGCAACGCTACAACTTCATTTTCTTTATATCTCACCGCGGGTACTGTTGCGTACACCGTTGCACGTTGCTTTGGTCACTGGGTCACCAACGCGGAGCTCTAAATCCTTCCTTTTTCCTGGCTCTCTAGTAGATGAGCTGCTTCACCTTCGCCCGCGTCGACCCCGATTCCCTCGAGATCACTCTAAAGTACAACACGAACGGGGGTGACAAATGGGCTGAAGATGACCTCGAGTGCCTGATCCCGTTCGACGTCCTTGCGGACCAGGCGGTCAAGGACGCCGAGGGAACCATCCAACTCGTCGAAGACCCCGCCAAAGTCCAGGCAAAGCTCGACGCCCAGTGGACCGCCGTCCGCACCCAGCAGCGCCAGAAGCTCTACGAATCCGACTGGACCTGCAGCGTGACCGACTACGAGGTCCCCAACAAGCCCGAGTGGGTCCAGTACCGTGCTCAGTTGCGTGACGTCACTCTTCAATCAGATCCTTTTGCGATCGAGTGGCCCGTCGCGCCTGTTTAAAAATTCAATGGAGGTTCCTTTTTGATACAAAATTCATAGACTCGGTAAAACTAATCGTAGATTGACTTTACCGACTTTATGGAGGTTCCCAGGGTTTCACGGGGTCCAGCCCATCTGGGAGTATTTGGAGATTTCAATAACCTTTTGTTCCCCAATTGAGAGTACTAGGAAAAGAATCTAGTTTATATATACATATACAGTATAGGGGGTAGTGTTCCGGACCGAGGGGTTGGCGAAACGGCCAATAACTTTTTCTCAGGCCATGGTATATGGGGAGGCCCAGGACGACCGAGAGCCTCATGTGCCCGGTGTGCCAGGTGGACTTTGCCCTCAGGCCGTTCGGGACGTCCGCATTCAAGAAGCACAAGGCTCGACGGAACCCATGCGTCCGGCCACCTGACGTGAAGTACAAGCGGGCTCCAGCAGGTTTCCTCAAGGGCATCAAGCGCAACAACTTTGATGAATTGAGCCTAGGGCACGTAGTCGGTCCAACGGCACAGGCTCGACCAGAGGCGTGGATCCGGGCTATGCTCCATCAGATTTTTGCAATCGATGAAAACAAGTCGATCGTCCTCAAGAACCTGGAATTCCCAGACGAAATTTACATCAGGCGCCGGGACAGGCTCGAACTCATAACCCTGCACAAGCTCACCATTCTGACGCTTCTCATGATGCACGAGCGCCTGTTCCCGTTCCTGCACCTCAAAAACTGGGAAAAGTACTCGACGTTCGGGGAATGGGTCAGGGAGACTTCAGGCGTGCACCTCAATGACCACAATTGGCACGGGACAATAGAGCCCCTTTCGTACTATTACATAGCCGTCCGTGATTTCCTACGCAAATACCTTGCCGACAACAAACATAGACGCCACGACCTCTTTGTCCTGATGAGCTCGACAATAAAAGAATGATTACTCTTTTAAGGAATGAATCCAATCGACAAGGCTCATAGCCTCATTCCGCTCATGAAAGACTGGCCGCCCGCCGATGAGCGCAAGGCTGTGGACGTCTACACCCTCTCCGGAATCCCCAAGCCGCCCGTGCCCCAAACAAATCTCCCTAGAGAGTAGATGAGTACGTTCAACCAAAACTCAGGGACGGCCGTTCCGACCCTGATAAACTCGTCCGCGGTCCTAGTGACCGGCAATGCAGTTTCATCGAACGCACTGACCGTGAGGCAGTTCGGCACGGGCAACGTGTTCAGCGCCCAGACGACCACCGGGTCCACGGCTCTTTTCGTGGGTGCGAACGGGAATGTAGGGGTGGGGACGACGGGGCCTCAGACGGCCCTCCAGGTTTCGGGACCGGCGAATACTGCGACGAACCGCGCCACGCCATACGCAAACGCTTTTGCATCTGTTACCAATGATATATTTTACGGAACAACTAGTCAGGTCGGTCTGGAAATTGGGTCCGGAACGCGCGCGTCGGGTGATAATGACCGAGTCTACAAATACGTTCTTAACACAATAAATAACGCCACTGTTGGAGCGGGTGTCGACTTTCAAATTCTAGGTATACCTACGGCTGCTGGTAGTTACACGAGTGACGGCACCGCCAGAAATCGCGTGACGATCCGCTACGACGGAAACGTAGGCATCGGAATCGCGAATCCAACCACAATTCTACAATTGTCCTCGGCCGACGGAGTGGACCCTCTGATAGTGACCGGTCGGACAAATGCACGAGCCAATGGTTCGGAGTACACCGTCGCCGGTTTGGATTCGTATTTTGTTACACGCGATGGGGTGGTGAACCTTGGGGGGTACATTCGTATTAATGATGTGAATACCAATGGGTCATTCCCGACCACTGTTCGAGGAGGTCGGATAGTATTTGGAACGGTCGACGGGATCAGTGGAACATCGTCACAGGCGTCGGAGAGAATGACCATCCTGGCCAACGGTCGCATCGGCATCGGGACGACCGACCCCAAAGGCACGTTCAACGTCTTGTCAGGAAACGCAGGTTATCCAGACGCGTCGGGCACGGGGTCGTCGAACGTCGTGGCGCGGATCCAGAGCGGCTCGATCTGCCTCGACTTCGGGTCCATCGGTGGGACCAACCCTTTTTGGATCCAAAATCACTTGAGCACGAACAACGCCACGAATTACCCGATCCTTTTGAATCCTAATGGAGGAAGTGTGGGTATCGGGACGACGAATCCTTCTAGTTACACCCTCCAAGTCAGTGGCACGATCGGCGCGACGGGCGACATAACAGCTTTCTTTTCTGACGATCGACTCAAGACAAAGACGGGCCGGATCGAGAGTGCACTCGAAAAGGTTCTTTCGCTTGAGGCGTTTACGTACGTCCCGAACGATCTCGCCAAGTCGTTCGGGTTCGAGGACTCGAAACAGAGGGTCGGTCTCTCGGCGCAGAGCGTCCAACGCATCCTGCCCGAGGCTGTGTGCCCCGCACCGTTCGACGCAGACAACGCATCTGGCCAGGGCTACCTGACCGTACAGTACGATAAACTCGTGCCGCTGCTGGTCGAGGCGATCAAGGAGTTGGCGGGAAAAAAATAATACCAACTGAGAGTAGTGATGGCTTTTCCAGCAACTGGCCCCGTTCCTGTAGGGGGTGTGGTTACCACATGGGGTCTCACACCAACGACAAATGTACCCGTTGCTTCCAAATTGAGGTTAACTCCTGGAACTTTTGCACCCGCCTCTCAGACCTTCCCCGCCTCGACCACGAGCACATTCCCTTTGAGCAAGTTTCTGGGAATGGCTTATACATTCACAACAACATTTACGTCATCAGGTTCTTGGACTGCAACAGGTACTTATACGATCAAAATTTTATTGGTGGGTGGAGGAGGTTCAGGGGGGGATTCTCAAAATTATGCGGGTGGGGGTGGGGGTGGGGGTCAGGTTCTCT